TTTCCCCACAGGTGAGAATGACGACCTTGTAGATAGTACGACACAAGCCCTGCTAAGATTTCGTCAAGGGGGTTGGGTTAGAGCAGAAAAAGATGATTGGGATGACGAACCAAAATATAAAAGACCAGTGGAGTATTACTAATGCCTAAATATAGAAAAAAAGATGGAACAATAGTATCATTTACAAAGCCTGTTCCCAGTATAACACAAAAGATGCTAGGTCTAAGACCTGCTAGAAAAACAATAACAGTTAAAGATATTGAAGCTGCAGGAAAAAGAAAACAAGCAGGTGGTATAATTATGCCTCCTAGACCAAGAGTTGTGAGGAAAACAAAAGCACAAAAAAAAGCATCAAGACCGATGATGGCAACAAGAAAAAGTGGAGCGTTGCAGAAGAGAGCAATGAGTAGAAAGCCAAGAATGACAAAGACGAGGGCAAAATGACCATGTCTAGAGCCAGTATGAAATCACAACTGGTTAGAGGTAAGAAGAAGTTTGTAAAACCTAAGAAGAAAAATTATAAGAAAAAAAATAATAGACTCAAATAGTAACATAGTATTAATCTAAACAAAACTACAGGGGTACATTGCTATGACAGAGGCAGAAAAAAGAAGAAAAGAAATTCGTGAGGCGTTAGCTAGGTCTAAAAAAACTGGAGGCACAGGTTTCACTAAGAAAGAAAGACCAGGTCTAGGTATGATCGTAGGCAATCAAGTAACGACAGATGCTAGTGGAAACGTAAAAATAAAAAGACCTGCACAGGCTAAAAAAGAGGCAGCAAAAAAACCTAGCAGTGTACCAAACCTAAGAAAAAATAGAAATAACCTAAACGTAACCACGCCTACTTTGGGTGCAACGACTAATAAAAAAAGAAAAGCTCCAGATCAAGTTAAGAATAAGCCCCCTAAGAAAACAGACCCACTTGCAGGTAAGCCAAGAAGCATAGCTGCTGCTAAAAAGGCAGGGCAGTTATATTTCTTTGATAAAAATGGTGTTAAAAAACTAGCTGTTACCAAGTCTGATCTAGACAAAACAGGATTAACTCTAAAGCAGTATGCAAATAAATTTGCCCCTAAAAAAGTAACTAAGAAAGAAGCAGAAAAATTTAAGATCAGAAAAGCAGGAGGCGGTATGATGAAGAAAAAAGGTTACGCAGGTGGCGGAAAAATGAAGAAAAAAGGCATGGCAGCAGGTGGCAAAATGAAGAAGAAGATGACTGCCAAGGGTGGCGGTATGATGAAAAAGAAGATGATGGCTATGGGTGGTGCTATGAAGAAAAAGGGCTACGCTGTAGGAGGTGCTATGAAGAAGAAAGGCATGAAGAAGGGCGGTAAGACCATGAAGATGAGAGGCGGAGGTCTAGCCACTAGAGGCACAAACTTCTCTATTAAATAATGGTAGTAGATAAAAACCTAGAACCCTTTGAGGTAGAAGAAGGGGGAAACCCTGAAGAGTCTGAACTTAAAGTTGAGATAGTCAATCCAGACGCTGTTTCTATTGGAACGGATGATGGTGGGATGGTTATCGACTTTGAGGGAAGTGCCACAGAGGAACTGGTAGGACCAGATCATAATTCAAACCTAGCTGATTTCATAGAGGACAGTGATCTAGAAGAGATGGCATCTGATCTTGTAGAGGACTTTGATTCAGATAGAACTTCTAGAAAAGAATGGTCGAGATCATACGTTAAGGGTCTTGATCTTCTTGGTATGAAGATAGAAGAGAGAACCCAACCTTGGGAGGGTGCTTCAGGAGTGTTCCACCCTTTACTATCAGAAGCTATTGTTAGGTTCCAAGCACAGGCTATGGGAGAGATATTTCCAGCAGCAGGACCTGTAAGAACAAAGGTTGTTGGAAAACAAACAAAAGAAAAGAACGAGCAGTCAAAGCGTGTAGAGCATGAAATGAATTACATGCTTACAGAGGAAATGACAGAGTATCGGGACGAAATGGAGCAGATGTTGTTTAGATTACCTTTGGCAGGCTCTGCTTTCAAGAAGGTATACTACGATCCTATTATGGAAAGACCATGCTCTATGTTTGTACCTGCTGAAGACTTTGTGGTGTCATACGGAGCGTCTGATCTAATGTCATGCTCTAGATATACCCATGTAATGAAGAAAACAGAAAACCAGATAAAAGAGCTACAGGTTAATGGATTCTACAGAGACATTGAGCTACCAGACCCATCTAGAGATGACACAGACATACAGGATAAATATGATGAGATGGAAGGTAGTGACACTGTGTATGACGAAGATGATAGATACACAATACTAGAGATGCATGTCGATCTTGATATGCCAGAACCATTTGAGGACAAAGATGGTCTAGCAAGACCATTCATAGTTACAATAGATAAATCATCTAGAACAATATTATCAATAAGAAAAAACTGGTATGAGAGCGATGAGAAAAAAAATAAACGACAGCATTTTGTTCACTATAGATATCTTCCTAGCCTTGGGTTTTATGGTACAGGACTTATTCATCTTATTGGTGGGTTGGCTAAATCGGCTACGTCCATACTGCGTCAGCTTATCGATGCAGGTACTCTATCGAACTTACCTGCTGGTCTTAAAGCTCGTGGTCTTAGGATTAAAGGGGATGATTCGCCTCTCATGCCTGGTGAGTTCAGGGATGTCGATGTCCCTGGTGGTGCGATACGAGATTCCATTACGTTTATACCTTATAAAGAACCATCCTCAGTATTGTACCAGTTGTTGGGAAATATTGTCGAAGAGGGAAGAAGAATTGGGTCGATAGCTGATGTTCAGGTAGGCAACATGAACCCTAATGCTCCAGTGGGTACAACACTAGCGTTATTAGAAAGATCGATGAAAGTTATGTCTGGTGTTCAGTCCAGACTACACGCTGCTCTAAAGAAAGAACTTAGGATACTAGCAAAGTGCATACACGACTTCATGCCCTCAGAATATGCTTATGAGATAGAAGGTGACTTTTCAAGAACACAAGACTTTGATGGCAGGGTGGACGTAATACCTGTATCAGACCCAAACGCTTCTACAATGGCACAGAGAGTAACGCAGTATCAGTCAGCTCTACAATTAGCCCAACAAGCTCCCCAGTTATACGATATGGGTAAATTGCATCGTCAGATGCTAGAAGTGCTAGGAATACAAGATGCTGACAGCATCATAAAGCTACCCGAAGACATAAAACCAAAAGACCCTGTAGCCGAAAATATGGCTATAATGAAACAAGAACCTGTCAAGGCGTTTAAGTATCAAGACCATGAAGCTCACATTGCTGTACATACTGCTGCTGCCCAAGACCCTAAAATACAGCAAATCATAGGTCAGTCGCCATTTGCGTCTGCAATACAGAATGCCTTGGCAGCTCACATTACTGAACATGTAGCGTTTCAGTACAGAGCAGAGATAGAGCAGCAACTAGGCGTTCCAATGCCAGATGAAGATAAACCATTACCAGATAGTGTAGAGGAAGAGCTTTCAAGGATTACAGCTAAAGCAGCTTCTGCTGTATTGGAAAAGAGCAAGAAAGAAATGGCAGAGCAAGAAGCGTTAGCAAAACAACAAGACCCATTAACAATCATACAGCAAAAAGAAATGGCTCTAAAAGAAGCAGAGTTTGCTCATAAGAAAGAAATGGACTTAGCTAAACTACAGGTAGATGCAAAGGCAAAAGAAAAAGATCAAGAGATCGAAGTTGCTAAAGTAGCAGTTAAGGCTGTTCAGGATAAAGAAAAGTCTACCATAGAAGAAAGAAAGCAAGGCTTACAAGAAGGCATAGATTTAGCTAGAGAGTTTTTAGATGAGTAGTGAAAGTATCTACGCACCACTTCTTAAAAAAATTTTAGATTATAAAGAAAACCTGAAAGATCATATTTCTACAGGTGGTGCTAAAAGCATGGAAGATTATAATTTATTAGTAGGTGAGTTTAAATGTCTAGAAAAAATACAAGAAGATATACTTGACATAGAACAAAGATTTATTAATGATTAAAAAAGTTCAAGTGAACTTTTCGTATTAACGCAAGGAACTGTGATCCTTAATCACTGCATGAGGTAAAAATGTATCAAGCTGTAAAGAAAGAAGAAGACCCAAAAGTCGCTTCTAAAATGCCCGAACCAAAGGGCTACAAACTTTTAATATCCCCAGTAGAAGTAGATGAGAAAACCGAAGGTGGTGTTTATATGCCTGACTCTTTAAGAGAGTCGGAAGGTATAGCATCAATAATAGGTTTTGTTGTGAGTTTGGGTCCTGACGCATACAAGGATGAAGATAAGTTTCCAACTGGTCCTTGGTGTAAAAAAGGTGACTTTGTAATATTCAGGTCATACTCAGGAACTCGTTTTAAAATTCATAACCAAGAGTTTAGAATAATTAATGATGACACAGTGGAAGCTGTTGTCGATGACCCTAGAGGATATAAAAGAATATGAACGATACAGCAGAAAAATTACAAGAAGACTTTGGTGAAGATCAGATTGTTGATTCAAAGCAAGAAGATAACTTAAATGAAGAAGACTTCGATGTAGAGATAGTAGATGACACACCAGAAGAAGATCGTGTCCCAAAAAGAAATGTCGATACTACTGAGCAAACAGATCAAGAGTCAGAAGAAGAAATAAAAAACTATGGCGATAATGTTCAGAAAAGAATATCAAAACTAAAGTATGACTATCACGAAGAAAGACGAGCAAAAGAGGAAGCTACAAGACTTCAGGAAGAAGCTCTTAGATATGCAGAGCAGTTAAAGAAAGATAACGAAAACCTTAGAAAAACATTGGCTGATGGCGAATCAATGCTTATTGACCAAGCTAAAGGTAGGGTAGGAGCAGAGCTTGATAAAGCTAAGAAAGACTACAAAGAGGCTTATGAGTCTGGTGATCCTGACAAATTAATAGAAGCCCAAGAAAAAATGTCTAGGCTTCAGAATGAGCAGTTCCGTGTAGACGAGTATCAACCCCAACCTCATGTAGCAGAAAAGCAACAGCCTGCCAAACCCCAACAACCAAGGCTTTCTCAGATAGATTTAGAGTGGCAAAAGAGCAACCCGTGGTTTGAAAAAGACACAATAATGCGTGGCACTGCTATGGGATTACATGAAGAAGTAAAGCAAAAAGGTATTGTGCCAGGAAGCGAACAGTATTATAAAGAGATAGATGAGGGAATGAGAAAAATATTCCCCGAAAAGTTTGAGGTTCAGCAAGAAGCACCTGAACGACAAAATGGAACCGTGGTCGCCCCCGTTGAAAGAAGCGGAAAAAAATCACGCACAGTGCGTCTAACAAGAACCCAAGTATCCCTCGCAAAGAGACTTGGACTCAGTAATGAGCAGTATGCAGCGCAGTTAATGAAGGAACAATCAAATGGCTGATAGAGAACCAAGAGACACGCAAAATCGTGAAAAGCAGACTCGCAAAAAGCAGTGGGAGCGACCCACACTTTTGCCGACACCTACTCCAAGGGAAGGCGTTGAATTTCGTTGGATTAGAACGGCAGTACAGGGTCAATCTGATACGCCAAACGTATCTGCAAAATTTCGTGAAGGATGGACTCCAGTGTTAGCCAAAGATCACCCAGAGTTGCAAGTAATGACGGATATCGACTCAAGATGGTCTGAAAATATAGAGGTTGGTGGGTTACTTTTATGTAGCAACGCAACCGAAACAGTAGAGAGTCGTAAGGAATATCATAGAGAGCAGTCTGCAAGACAGCTTGAAAGTGTTGATAATTCTTACATGAAAACTAATGACCCTCGGATGCCCGTTCTAAGACCAGAGCGAAGCACCCGAACAACTTAATGGAGGTAGACACATGTCTAGCGCATCTGCTCCTTTTGGATTAAGACCAGTAGGAACATTAGGTGGCGAATACACTGGTGGTTTTCGTCAGTATCCTATCCTATCATCTCAGTCCACAAGGATTTGTTACGGTGATATCGTCAAGTTAAATGACGATGGAGCCACAACCACAATAGCCAAAGATACAGGTACAAGTGCGGCAACGCCCATTGGTATCTTTCTTGGCTGTCGTTTCATTGATGTAAGCACTAAGCAACTTACATTTTCACAACAATGGTCAGGCGCAGCTCATACCAGTGGTATGGCTTATGTTGCTGATGATCCAAACATTCTGTTTGCTATACAAGCAGACGGTGCAGTAACTGATGATGATCTTGGTGCTAACGTAGAGTTAGAGCAAACAGCATCAAGTGCTACGTTTGGTATCTCTCGTGTTAGTATTGATATTAGCACAACAGCAGTTACAGCAGCTTTACCAGTAAGGATTGTTGATTTCCTTGGAGGTCACGATGGTGACGAAAGAGGATCAAGCTTTCCTATAATGCTTTGTAAATTCAACACAGGTCATCAATTAGGTGTCGGTGTTGTCTCTGGCAACGCACCAGGAGGTGGTTAATCATGGCAGTTATGAGTAGAGCAAATCTCTTAAAAGAGTTACTCCCAGGCTTAAACGCATTGTTTGGGTTAGAGTATGACGGCTATGAAAACGAACATGCTGAGATTTATGAAACTGAAAACTCCGATAGAAGTTTTGAGGAAGAAGTAAAGCTTAGTGGGTTCGGTGCAGCTCCAGTGAAGCAAGAAGGTGCATCCATCTCTTACGATGTAGCACAAGAGTCATTCACTGCTCGTTTTAATCACGAGACAGTGGCTATGGGTTTCTCTATTACAGAGGAAGCTATGGAAGACAATTTGTATGACAGCCTATCAGCACGTTATACAAAAGCACTTGCTAGAGCTATGGCTTACACAAAGCAAACAAAGGCAGCGGCACTTCTGAACACTGGTTTTGATACATTCACCTCTGGTGATGGAGCTTTCTTATTTAGTGCTTCCCACGGTACAGTGGCAGGCGGTAACAATAGGAACCAACCATCAGTAGCGGCTGACCTCAACGAAACATCTTTGGAGCAGGCAGTGATTGACATTGCGGCTTTCGTAGATGAAAGAGGTCTATTGATTGCAGCGAAGCCAAGGAAGTTGATTGTTCCACCTGCATTGATGTTTACAGCAACTAGATTGCTACAAACAGATTTGAGAGTGGGAACTTCTGACAATGATCTAAACGCTATTAAAACCAATGGGTCTATCCCAGAGGGATATAGAGTTAATCATTACCTAACAGATAGTGATGCTTTCTTTATAATCACAGATGTTCCAAACGGAATGAAGCATTTCGTTAGAACTCCTATGGCTACTGGCATGGACGGTGACTTCAATACTGGAAACGTAAGATACAAAGCAAGAGAGAGATACTCTTTCGGTGTATCTGATCCACTTGGAGTATATGGTTCAACAGGAGCCGCATAAACTAGCAAAAACTGGGGGCAAGAAATTGCCCCCTTCTAATTTACCTTGACAGCGTAAGCTGACATTTGCCACTACAAGGAGAATAACATGGCTAACTCAACATTCGCAGGACCTATTCGTTCAAAGAATGGTCTTAAAACAGTATCTGAAAATGCAACAACAGGAGTTATTACTGAACAAATAGTAGCTTCTAGTGGTGGTGTTTTAGAGGTACAAAAAGTAGCGACATCAGGAAGAGACAATATCGTAGCAGCAGGTACAACAACTGGTGCAAACAATTCTAGTCTTGGAACGGCAGCTACAATATTCAACGTAACTCCAAATGCACACGGTTCTGGTATTGCAGATGCCTCTATTAACACATTCATAAATAAAATTGGTGGTGATATTATAACCACAATATTGGTTGATCTACATGGTGGTCTAGCATCAGGTGGTACAGCCGATGATGTTATCGGTACAGATGGTGGGGCAGCAAATGCCTATATCGCTGAACTTACAAGTGCTGTAAACGGCATACCCTACTTAGTAGAGTTCATGTGCCTAGAGGTTCCAACAGGTGGTGATCCAGATATTAACCTAGTGTGTTCTGCAACAGGAACAACAGCAGAAAATGCGGCTGTAACAAGTGGTACAGTGCTGTTTAATAATGGTGACTTAACATTGGGTCTTCATAATGAGGCAGATGGAGGAACAACATTATCTGCTCTTACTAAAAAGTTTCTTTATCTAACTTCAGGTGATGCTACGGAAGCAGCGTACACAGCAGGTAAAATTATGATTAAGATACACGGAGCAGCTTTCGACTTTGCTAACGGTTAAATAGGGGGATAACATGGCTGATGCAGTAACATCACAAACCCTTTTTGATGGCGATAAGCACGTTGTTATGAAATTTACTAATATTTCTGATGGCTCTGGTGAGTCTGCTGTAAAGAAGGTTGATGTCAGTGCATTGAACTCAGATATATATGGCAATACTTGTAGTAGTGTTGCCATAGAGAAAATCTGGTGGCAGTGCATAGGCATGAAGGTTCAGTTGTTTTTTGATGCAACGTCTGATGCTTTTATCATAGAGTTAGGTGAAAATCAGAGTGGTCATCACGACTATAGTGAGTTTGGTGGTTTGTCTAATAACGCAGGTTCTGGAAAGACAGGTGATGTGGACTTTACTACTATAGGTCACTCTAGTGCTGATACCTACACAATCACTCTAAAGATGCGTAAAACGTACTAAAGTGTTCGATCCAGTAACTATTTCCGTTGCAGTTTCAACGGCAAGCACAGCATTCAACGGTCTAAAGCGAGCTTTTGCGGCAGGGAAAGATTTAGAATCCATGTCGCAAGACCTTTCTAGATGGATGGGTGCTGTTAGTGATGTGGACGCAGCACACAACTCTGCCAAAAACCCCACTATGTTTCGTAAGGTGTTTAGTGGTGGGAGCATTGAGCAGGAAGCAATAGAAGCCTTTACTGCAAAAAAGCGTCTAGAAGAACAAAGATACGAACTCCAACAGTTTATTAAGTTTAAACATGGCACAGCATCATGGGATGAGCTTTTACGCATGGAAGGTCAAATACGGAAACGTAGGCAACAAGAGATATATGATAAAAAGATATTTAGAGAAAAAGTTATTGGTATCGTGGCAATTACCATTGTCCTTATCGTTGGCATTGGTTTTCTTGGTGGTTTCGTCTACTCCCTTATGGGTATTGACAGAGGATGGTGGTTATCAGACTAGAGATAATTGCGTCCGTAAACAAGGTGGTCAAGAGACATTTGAGTGGATTTGCACTGATGGAACTATCATCTATATGGCACAGTCGGATAATATTAAACAATGTTATACCTGTTTTCTAAAGAAATTTAGCGACTGGACTTGGGAACAGGAAAAAAGAAAAGGTATTAGAGAAGACCCCAAATATGTAACGTGTAGACGATATAAAAGAAAACAAGCTAAAGGTGGGAAGCAAGTGTGTCTATATAGGGGAGCTAATAATACATATACGTTAGTTGTTGAGGGTCAGTGTCCAGTAGAGTTTCAATGTAAATACGATCCTAACAGTAAAGAGCCAAATATTGATAGTGTTGTGGATTCTTTAAATGATAGCTTCAAATGAAAACACTAGTTTTTATTCTTGTAATTTTAGAAGGATCAGAAATATATGATGACACCATGCAATATGGTAGCATTGATAGGTGTAGTTGGTATGCCGATAAGATAAACTTGTACAACCAAAAACAAACAAGGAATACCTACTCAGCCCACTGCAAACCATTAGTTATTGAAAAGAATGAAGATTAGTATATAATGGAAAAAAAGTTCAAGTGAACTTTTAGGGAGATATAATGGCTGTAGTTACACCAGACCTACCAGAACTTTTTGAGGAGGCTTATGAGAGAGCAGGTCTTGAAATGCGTTCTGGGTATGACCTTAAGACAGCTAGACGTAGTTTCCAAATATTAACATTAGAGTGGCAAAATAGAGGTATTAACCTTTTTACCATAGAGTCTGGAACATTATCTTTGTCAGCAGGTACAGCCACATATACGCTACCAACAGACACTATTGATATTATTGAGCATACTGTAAGAACAGGTACAGGAACATCGCAACTGGATACCAATGTCAGTAGAATAAGCGTATCTACGTTTGCTCAGAAATCTAACAAGAACACACAGGGAAAGCCAAACCAGATATTCGTGCAGAGATTGGCAGGATCAACAACAGTAACACTGCACCCAGTTCCAGATACAACTTACACATTGGCATTTTTTAGATTAAAAGGTATAGATAGTATTTCGTCTGGAATAGCAGGAACAACGACAAGTCATGTGCCACCACGTTTTGTGCCATGTTTAGTGTCGGGTTTAGCGTACTACATAGCAATGAAAAGACCAGAAGTTGCAAACAGAGTGCAAGCACTAAAGCAAGAGTATGAGTTTCAGTTTGAATTAGCAGCAGGTGAGGACACGGAAACAGCTTCTATTAAGTTCGTACCTCACAATACATTCTTTACGGTTTAATATGGGAAGATCAACAGGTAAATACGCATTTGGTATATGCGATAGAACTGGATTCAGATATCCAATCAACGAGCTAGTATTTGAGTTTAGTAACGGAAAGAGAACAGGACTTCGTGTCGGAAGAGATGTTGCTGACAGAGATCATCCACAAAACTTTGTAGGAAGAATTAAAACCAACGACCCACAATCACTAAGAGATGCCAGACCAGATAGAATAGAACCTTTTTTACTCCAAGTTGGGGTAGCGAGGTTTGATGACTTTGATGCAAAGATAGAACCTATATTTGCACAAGTTGGTACGGTATCAGTAACGATAAGCTAATGGCATATTTACAGAGCAACATACCTCACTTTAAATGTTGGGTGAGAAGAGAGTACACACACAATCATCAGAAGTATCATGGTGAGTTCTTACACGCTATGGCAATAGCTGTAACATCAATGCCTAATAGATGTTTGTCTTTTCAAGTAATATTTACAGGATGTGAGTCAGATGATACTGATGATCCAAACGTGCATGGTGGAGCTATGTGGGCTAGGATGCCAATTACAGCTTTAGTAGCAGATACTCCAGTAGAGGAATGGGCAAACCCAATGCCTGTTCATATGACCCAACCGTGGGATTGTTCCTCCCGAACCCATGCGGTATATGTTATGGACAGGGCGACACCATGCCCTTGGGTAGCAAAGATAGATGGAAACTTTTATCCTGCTAAATATTATTTTACTGTGGACTATACAGATAGTGAGATAGCTGATGATCCTGCTCAACACAAACAAAGTCATGTATTGGAGTTGCTAGATGCAGGAGAGTGGACAGGTAATATAGTAGCTTTACCAAATAACAGAGTGCGTGTTACGCATCCTGCGTGGTTTGAGACAGGCGAAGGTCCCCCTGACTTTTTGCCGTCACAGCATATTCACTATTCAAAGTCAGATTTAGATTATGTCTTGGATGTTAATCAGATTTTTGATAATCTATACGCAGGTAAAAAGAGCAAGAAATGAATTATACAGAATTAACAAATGCTATCAAGGAATACACAGATAACACCGAAACTACTTTTGTTAATAATATTCCTAACTTCGTCAGACAAACAGAGGAAAGAATATATCGATCTATTCTTATCCCAGAACTCAGAAAGAACGTAACAACATCGGTTACATCTAGTAATAGATTTCTTGCAAAACCGACAGATTTCCTAGCTGTGTTTTCTATAGCTGTAGTAGATGGCAGTAGTAACTATTCTTTCTTGCTACCAAAAGATGTGAACTTTATACGAGAAGCCTATCCTGCTACAGCAACAACAGGTCTTCCTGTATATTACTCTTTGTTTGATGGAGACAACTTTCTTATAGCTCCAACGCCAGACTCTGGATACGCAGTGCAACTGCACTACTACTATGACCCACCATCAATAGTTACATCGACCACCTCCTGGCTTGGAGACAATGCAGAATCAACATTGCTATATGGAAGCTTGGTAGAAGCATCTACCTTTATGAAGGGTGAGCCAGACATAGTAGGCTTTTATAAAACAAGATACGATGAGGCATTAGAGGGATTACGACAGTTAGCTGATGGCAGAAACAAGAGAGACAGTTATAGAAACGGTGAACCAAGGATAATGTAATGTTAATGGAACTACCCAAAACACCCATAGTAAATGTACATACAACAGAAAATAGAGGTTTTACTCCAGAAGAAATAGCCAAGAGGTGTTCTGATAAAATAGTAGAAGTGAGCGATAAGGCATCTCCAGAGATCAGAGAGCAAGCAAGAGCTTTCAAAGAACATCTAGAAAAAGTTATAGCGTTTTACATGAAAGAAGCTATAAAATCAGACAGAACAACTATCTACAACGCTATTAAAGATGCAGGTCAAGAACAACTTGCAGAACATATAAGGAGACTATAATGGCTATATCACAGGCAATGTGTACGTCTTTTAAAAAAGAACTACTGGAGGCAAAGCACAACTTTCTAAATAGTGGAGGCAATACGTTTAATTTAGCCTTGTATACATCTAGTGCGAGTTTAGGAGCAGGAACAACAGTATACACAACAAGCAATGAAGTATCAGGCACAAACTACACAGCAAAGGGTGCGTCTTTAACTAGAGTAGACCCAAGCACATCAGGTACAACAGCTCTTACGGATTTTTCTGATCTTACATTTAGCAATGTAACGCTTACAGCTAGAGGGGCATTGATATTTAACGATACAGCATCAGGTGATCCGTCTGTATGTGTTTTAGACTTTGGAGCCGATAAGTCAGCATCCTCTGGTGACTTCACTGTAGTTTTTCCAACGGCTGACTCAAGCAATGCGATAATAAGGATAGCCTAGTGGCATTTAAAATAGCAGACAGAGTTCGTGAAACGACAACGACTACAGGCACAGGTACAATTACCTTGGCAGGTGCAGTTACGAACTTTGAAACTTTTACTGCTAATCTGTCTAACTCTGATACAACCTATTACGCTATTATTGATAATACCAATGGTGCTTTTGAGGTTGGTTTAGGAACATTTACCTCTTCTGGTACTACGTTAGCACGATCAGTAATAGCAAGTTCTAATAGTAATAATCTTGTTAATTTTGGTGCAGGAACCAAAGATGTATTTATAACCGTACCTGCTAGTAAGATTGTCGTTGAAGACGGAAGCAATAATGTTGACATAGGGGGAACAGTAACAGCATCTGCTTTTAGTGGTAGTGGTGCAAGCCTTACAGGTGTTGATGTAGTAAACGATACCTCACCACAGCTTGGTGGTAATTTAGATATGAATGGCAACGATATTGTCACTACTTCAAATGCAGACATAGACCTAGCTCCAAATGGCACAGGTAAAGTTGTTGTAAAAGGAAACAGTAAT